TATAATTGTTATAGAGGAAGTCGTAACCTAAAGAATCGCCCAAGTAAAGTTATAGAGTATATCTTCGTTATTTCGTCTTCGTAATCTTTAATTTTGTCTTCTTGTTTGCATTTTTAGCATCATCTTCTTTCTGCTGGAGATACTTGGGGTTGAACATTTTGTTGTGAAGTTTCCAGAGGTCTGGACTTCCAACTCTAAAGTTTTTCCGAACAGTTGCTTTGTACCAGAATACACAATCCTGTATCTTGTTTGATTTTACTGTATTATCTAACACGAGACATTCATAGTTTTCTGTACACGCATCCATAACTTTATTGAACATATCAAAATTGGGAAAGATACCAAAGAAGGATTTATACAATTTTTCTCTATTTTGAAGGATATTTTCCCTTAGTAAAAATATATAATCAACATTTGCTCGGAGGGCTGGTGGGAGATCCATACAATACTGCATGGTCAACATGAAGAAAATCTTCCAATGTCTCCCATTCATGAAACATTGTCTAATACATGTATCCTTGAGGAACTTATTGTCATACATACAATCGTCTAGAAGCATGAAAGCACCACAATTCGGTTTACCTGCACCCACTAACTTTCTCTGTCTTGCCATGACCCTCTCTATAGCGTCTCTATCGTAATCACCATACACGAATAGATCCGGTATAAACTCCGAATAAAAGTGATTCCCCTCCTCCGTTCCTGAGAGAACTATACCAGCTGGAAGATGTTTCTTATGGTACATGATATCTTTCACTAGGGTTGATTTACCGGTATTACGTTTTCCAATAAATACACACACCCTGTCATCTGATATCGTCTCAGGTTTGAACTTCTTCAGTTGAAGATTCATTCTAATGTAGTGTCTCGTTTTATTTCGCAAAATTTTACTCACCTACTGTAGGAATGTCAGGTCGCTTAAGACTTGCCGCCACTGGGGTCCAAGACCAATGGCTCACAGGAGATCCACAACTTTCATATTTCCTTACAAACTTTAGGAGACACACCAAGTTTGCAATTGATTACGTAGAGAGTCAATTTGATGGCGCCGATTTAGATTTCGGAAAGACTCTTCATTTTGAGTTACCAAATGATAAAGGTGATCTTATAAAAAATCTAACCCTAAAAGTTATATTAGATGATCCCACACCGGGTGGGGATGAATGGTCCCCCTCTATTATTTCACATTTGGTGGAGAGTGCAGAGCTTCTCATAGGTGGTCAAACTATTGAAAAGATAACAGGTGAATACATTTACATGCATCAGCAGTTGTATAATACAGATGACGATATTGATCAAACTGTATATTTTTTAAATGGACATGGACAACTTTTAAGTTATACTGGTGACTATACATATTTTATGGATCTTCCATTTTATTTTTACCGTAATCCAAGTCTAGCTATACCAACATGTGCCCTCACAAAACAATTAGTTGAGGTCAGAATTAAATTGAGACCTCTCAGTCAACTTATAGAGGGTGGTGCATCTGGGAATGTTTCAGCTACTCTGAAAAAGTGTTCTATAGATACCGAGTTTGTATTCCTTACTGACAGGGAACGTGACTACTTAATGACTAGACCAATTGACTATGTCATCACACAAGTTCAAATGTCTCAATTTGTCATGAAACCTGGTGAAAATACCAAATCTGTTATGCTCAATTTTTCACACCCAGTAAGGGAACTATTCTTTGTCTCACAATCAGAAGAAGCTGTTAGAAACAATCACGGAAATCGGTACAACACTATTACAAATGTGAAACTCAAGTTCAATAATGAAACCGTGTTTGATAGGGGTAGGAAGTTCCTCGTGTATGAACAAGCCCTACGACATCATATAAGTCCTCCAGAGTATGAATCTGGTACAGATTACAAACAATCTGAATTTGGTATGTACAGTTTTGCCCTCAAACCTGAGGTGTATTACCCAACCGGACAAGTAAACATGAGTAGAATATATCACAAACTCCTCACGATTCAGATAGATCCAATTAATGCAGTTGACAATAATAACACTAGAGTGTATGCAGTGAATTATAACCTACTTCGTATTAGTGGTGGATTAGCAGGTTTAAAATTTTAGAATGTTATATTAGTAATGGCTGGTCGTGTACAACTTTTAGCATCTGGACCACAAGATAGGTTCTTCACAATTAATCCAGACTATACATACTTTTTGCAAAGTTTCAGAAAACATTCCAACTTTGCAAGAGAATATGTGAACATAGATTCAGAAACTACAGCAGACTTCGGTGGAAAGGTGAGATTTAGAGTTGCCCAAAATACAGGAGATCTTTTGAACACCCTAAGTGTAAAGATCAAATTACCAATCATTACAACATTGTTATACGATGATCCTAGATATATAGAATCTATCGGGCATGCTCTAATTGAGCATGTTGATCTCATCGTGGGTGGTAAGGTTATCCAGAGATTACCAAGTGATTATCTCCAAATCTATACAGAGCATAATGTCACACAGTCAAAACAGAAAGCTCTCAGACACCTGATTGGAAAATACCCAGAACGCACATCCTCTGAGAGGGTATCAAACAAAGACATTCTCGGTATAATTGGTACTGCTACTACAGAAGAGGAATTGTTTGTGGACTTACCCTTTTACTTTTACAACAATCCAGAATTGGCTATACCTCTATGTGCCATAAAGAAACAAGAAGTTGAAGTTGAGTTCAAACTTCGTAACCATGATCACTTAATCATAAATGGGTCAACTGGGGCTCTTCAACCTGTTATACCTACTGGGAGTATTCGTCTCAAAGAGTTTACACTCTGTGCAGAAGTTACATTCCTTGAGTCAACTGAGAGACTAAAGATTGAAAATGAAAAGAAGGATTTTATAATTACACAAGTTCAACAAAACATTTTTGATGTTGCTCAAAATGTACAAACTGGTAATTTCAAAATGGATTTTATAAATCCAGTGAAAGAGTTATATTTTGTGATTCAGAGGCAAGGTGATGTTGGTACAGCACAAGGTGAGTTTATGACCCCATTTGACTATGATAATACCCTAGCAGATACGGGTGGTAAATACATTCTGTATGAAAACCTTGACTATCTGACACTTGATCTAGATGGTCAGCCAATTATTACACAGGAGACAGGGAATGTTATATTCCTCAAAGCTGTTCAAGCTGCGATTCATCACTCCAAAACACAACTCATTAGAAGATTCTATTCCTATAGTTTTGCCCTTGAACCAGAAAAATGGTATCCAACGGGACAAATTAATTTTAGTCTCATAAAAGAACAACTTCTTAACCTAAGTCTGACCCCATGTGTGGATTATGCAAGACAAGTTAAAGTCTACGCATTGAGTCACAACATTCTTCGTGTTGGTGGGGGAATTGCCAAAACTATTTTTGACCTTAAATATTAAAATGAACATGCAAACTGGTTTCGGTGATATGGGTGACGGGATGATAGGGCGGTACATTTCTGATATGATTAATATCGTTCAACCCGTTATAGAGAAGAGTACCTTACTCGCAGCTGAATATTGCAAAGCTTGTGGAAGAGATGTAATTCTTTCAGAAGACATGGAATACGCGATGAAGTATTGTGCGATGAATACAGTTGGTAAGACAATTGGTTCTATCATGCCAGAAATATATGATGAAGAGGAAAGTGACGAAGAGGAAGAAGAAAGTGACGAAGAGGGGAAACTTCCCGATTTTGTGAGATACTCGGGTCCTGATCAAGGGTTTATTCAGGTGAATGAGGCATTTGATCGGTGGGACAGTTGGATTCCCCAAAATCCGACAGAACAGTTGTTAAAAAATGCTATTAATAGTAATGAGTACATTGGAGCCGGAGGGGTGGACGATCTCTGAATACAAAACATTTAAAGTGACAAATGATGACGATTCGGGAACCAGCACTGATGGAGATTCGGATGATGAAGAACAGATATTTGCCAAGTCATCAATTGTCAGGAGACCGAAGTATAAGAAGTTAGTTGAGAAAGAAGAACTTTTACCTGAATAAAATTTTCTAGCTATATGTTATAAATATACAATGGATGCTGTTTCCGCTCAAGCTCTCAAGACTGTCAACCTCGTGACCCAAGAACTCGAAACTCAATCCCTCAACGCCATCGTCGCGGGATTCTCCTTCGCGGCGGCTATGTCCTGGATGGACCTCGTCCGTTGGTTCATCCAACAGGTGATCAAGGTGCCCAAGAACGGTGGTACCCAGTACGCCCTCACCGCGATTCTCACCACCCTCCTGTCAATTGCGGTCTTTTTGGTGATCTCTACTATCTCCACCCGTGTCTCCAAGCCTGCGCAGCCCGTCTACGCGATTACTCGCTAATTTTTGGGCGTCTTTTCATAAGGAGTAGGAGAACCAATCCAATAAATATAACGATACCGATAGAAATATAGTCTTTCCATTTATAAGAATTCCTTATCACTTCAGGGATACTTATTGGTGCCGACTCCTTCTCGATAACTTCAATAATGGGAACTCTAGGGAGACCCTCTAATTTATCTGTTGAACATGTAATTTCAAATTTCAAAATATGATCTTGATTTCTGAAATCATACGGGATGAGACGTCCGTGACTCATGTAGAAAAACTCAAATTGAAGTTCCTTTATATACTTCTGTGGTCCACTGTAGAACTCATGTGTAAGTGGATCGTCGGTGTGATGAAAGTTTAAGAAATCGGAACCATTCAAAAGAATATGACCTGTATAGAATGGTGTCGCTGAATATACCATTTTTGTAAACTCATCGGGTCCAGATGAGATGCGAAGAATGAGAGAATTAGGTCCGTCTAAATTAATCGCACCAGATACAACACTAACACTCTCAACTGTATTTTTAGATGAAAACCCTAATACCTGATGTGGTGTCGTCACGACTGCATTACTTAAATAACCATTCGTACCATCAAAAAAATTAAGTGAGAAGGTATTACTCGCAGTTACTTCTGTATTTGAAAACGTTAGAGCCTGTGTATCTGTGTCAAATATAACCTGATCTATTAATGTCAATGGTGGTTGCATGAGGGTATCAAGATCCGTTGCGAGAGCAGTTCCATCTGCATAATTAGTCTCATTGAGGGTAACTTCTATGAGGTCATTTGGTGCACCTGAGTCGTGGATACTAAACGTTTTATTCGTAGTAGATGTAGTCAATTGTGCTGTAGGTATACGAGCAGAAATCAATTTGATTTGCGTAACGTCATATATAGGTTCTTTGAGGGTGACGATGTAATTATTGGCGTACGTGTATACGTTGGTATCCCTTTCACCACTATCTATATCAAGGGTATGAACCTTCATTAAAATAGATGTATACTATTTTAATGATTGTTTTTGTCTAATTAATAGACTAAAATTAACAAATACTTTGAGCCAATGGGTTGTTCTGGAGCTGCCTCTGTGCAACACCCAAATCACGGGCATATGGATTCTCATTACCCTTGTAAGCATTGAATTGGTGGAAAGGTTTCTGCTGATAGTTTTGAGTCCACCCCCCGTTTGCACCATTGACACGTCCATCAATGCGGGTAGTATCGGTGCGTACAGCTGTGAGTCGGCCTCCCTGTTTGAGGGCACTCTCTCTCACGTTCATACGACCAGCGTTACCCATACGGTTAGCCTTACCACGACGATCTTCTGGACGGAACCCATATTTCATCAACTCCTGGTTATTCTTAGTGGTAATTTGAGCAGCCGCACTGGTCTCGTATGCACCCTTGAAATTGGTAATACCTGGGGTCGCATGGGCATAGTGAGAGAACGTCTGATCGTTGCGGTCACTCTTGAAACGAGTGGGATCTTGTGACACGGTTTGAGCAGATATGAAACGCTTCGCACCATTGAAGCCTAATCCATCTTGACGAAGACCAGTCTCAGATCGGTTCGTTGTTCTCATCGTCTTCTGGTGACTGGGTCTTGGTATAGCACCTGTCATACCCTGGGCACGACCAGCCACCGCTGGAAGACGAGATGGGAGGTGTGCTGTGGTATCAGGTTTATTATGCTGCAATTGACCAACAACCGCGGAACGTCCACCAGTTACATCAACGGCTGGACCTGACCGACCGGGAAGAGTAGTGAGACGGTAGGCACCAACATTCTCGGGATTCACTCGGAACATCTGTTGGAAACCACCACTCGCTGGAGTATCATATCCAAGACCTAAACCTGGACCAACTAATTGCTTCTCAACTGGGGATAAGTTATTCATACGACCTGTGTCATACATACGATTTCTCATATTGAGAATCTCCTGACCACCACTCCTCTGTTGAAGAGCAACATCCGCAAAACTTTCCATTTCTCTCTTTGATTGTACATCTACGCGTGGTTCAAATCCACGTTCAACGAACTCGGGTACATCCTGTTCATATGTAATTTGGGGTTCTTGTGGTTGTTGAACCATATCAATTGACTGGACTGGTTCCAATTCTGGTTTAGATTTTCTACTCATAGATCTACCAGCAAAAATCAGACCAGCTATAGCTGCAAGTGAAATGGGGTCGGCCATTCTTAGTTTTTAGTAAGATTTTTATTAGCGTATCTCTGATCAAAGAGACCGTTCTGGAGTTCCGCGCGAGTACTCATTGGTTCGTAATTAAGTGTGCGGAGAGGTACCTTGCACTCCATGTTAGTGAGTGGGAAGAGGTTACGCTCGTAAGTGGGTACAATCACCTTGTTGAAACGAGTAGTGGATTGAGGGCGGAGTTGATCACTGACCTCAATAAATTGAGCGGGAGCTCCCTTACCCGCCATGTATGGAGCAGTTCCATACAACATAGTATTTGGACGACAGCAGTAGTTAAGAGTACTGGGCTGAGGATATACAAATATCTCTTCATTCGCTCTCACAGATGGGAGAGCACCAGCGTTTTGAACTATTGCAAGACCAGGTTGCAATTGGTATGCCATTTTATTATTACATGAGATTTATTTATCTAAGCTACAGTTCCCCCACTCATACCAGTTCGTTTATCACCAGCCATATCAAGACCACCGAAAGATTCTAATTGAACACCCCTAGCATTTGGGCTGCACATCTCTGGATTGGTTCGGCAATCACGGCCATTTTTGGTACCATAACACCATTCGGCGAAAGAAGTCTGATCGCCTGGAATTTGAGAAACAGCAGTCGTCACGAACTGACGAGCATATGCATTTTTCTGCTGTGATGGGAGTGGAGACCGAGACCTACCAGAATCATATGGAATACGATCATCTAAATACGCTTTGACAAATGGTTTGACGGTTGGGTAATAACATGCTTCAAGTCTGTTGGGAGCATCAGTGTAATCTGTCATAAGGACATTAGCCATTGGATTATCCATAGTGGGCATCTGACAGCCACCACCCATACCACTAGTACCGAATACATATCCCTCCTTGATCATCTTAGACTTATACATAAGATAAAGAACCCCTATAATTGTACCACCTAAGACGAAAATACGTGGATCGCGGCGTGTAATGTAGATGATACAAGATGCATAAATTATAAAACGTGAAGAAGAGTTAATTCTGTCTTCTGGGGTTTGTTCATTATTAGGCCAGAACTGAAAGACCTCATCAGACTTGATAAGTTGCTGAGGATCATCAAACCAGGTCTTCATTTAATATATATTGAGGTTTATTTTTTGTTCATACCACCTAACATGCTACCCATCATCTTCATGAGGGCATCCTGGTCAAGATCACCACCATCCGTCTGCATCTTATCGGCACATTCCTTAGCAATACCTTCAATCATACTGAGGGTATCAGCTGGAATTGAATTAATAGTAGTCCCGAGCATGTAAAGGGTTTGGAGGTATTGCCATGTCGCACCCTTCGTACTCTCACTCATACGACTCCAGTAACTCTTAATATTGAGATCCTTGAGGAAGTCAATATTCTCAATCTCCTCCAAAAGAAAGGACTCATCCTTTCCAGAAATCTTATCCGCGTAAGGAGTCACACCGGTCATGAAACCATCAACGATGAGACGGGGGTTGGTTTGTTTAATCAATTCAAACGAAGTGGTCATTTTTTTTATGCCTTTTTCCTCTGGAAAAGTCTTGTGCAATTCCACAAGAAATTGGGAGAGCATGTCATTGAACGCAGTGACAGACGCCATTTCTTATATTATAGGTTTAATCTTTAAGTTTAAAAAGGGTCATTAGAAATAGCTTCTTTTTGTCCAATACCATTGGAAACAATGAAGAACACAAGAATAGCATTGAGGGCAGCTGGCTTGGCATATTTATTAAGTTCTAATTTACCTTCATTGTTAAGTTGAGCCTTAACATGAATGTAACCAGCGGTGATAACCCCCCCTATGAGAGCAGCGGTCATTGGGTCTCTGAGATAGTCGGATAATTCCATTTAATTATACGCAGTTTTTTTTACACGGTGATCTGGTGCGTCACCAAAGAGAACACCTTCATCTTCATCAACGGCCTGAGGTGGAAGAGATTGCATCTCAGGTACTAGTTCAGACTCGGGTTCAGGCTCAGGCTCAGGGGCTTGAACACCTGGAACCGTCTTGAACTCATTCTCTAGACCAGTTGGTTGGATTTGCTCCTCAGTATCCATCATGGGTTCGTTTTCAGGAAAAGACTCTGGTTCAGGCTCTGGAAAGGGTGTCTCTTCCGGACCATCGAACACATCTGGATCCTCGGTGTCTTGAACCTCTCCATCAATGTCAATATCGCGAGTATCTTGACTCATGTAGGTCTGGAGGATTTGTTGAACCGGAATAAGTTCCTTCACAGTAGATTCAATAGACGTACAGAAACGTTTTGTGAGTTGATCATCCCTCATATACTCACTCTGTTCCTCGTGGAAGATGTAGGGATCCCTGTAAAGATCCTTCGCAATGTTGTTATAACACGATTGGATAAACACCTCATTAGTGGGAAGTTTGAGACTAATCTTCTTATTATCAGCCTTGAGACGAACCGCAGAGAGAATCTTGGTGCACGCAACGAACACAGCTGCCAAGAGGTCGTTAAACCATGCACAACGATCGGCGATGTTACTCGTGTGTTGGGCAGACATCTGATTAGACCAGTTTGGAACCTCTTTGAGAAGTTTTTGAAACATAATGAGTGTCTTTCTCCCTTTGGAGATCTTAGTAGCTTCATCGTACATATCTTGGAATACTTCAATCATAACTGGAATCATGATGAGGCAGAGCTGACCCATGTACTCTTTTTTCGCTTCCACCATTATATTTAGTGAATCGGACATGATTTATAGTAGTTTTATATAATTAAACTTTAAGTCTCACGCGTCCTGTACTTATCAGCCATCTTCTTCAAGTTCATGAGGTCTGGGAAGTCTGGTTCTTCTGATTCAACCCTCTTTTCCTTCTTCTTTTTGGGTACCACCCACGACACATAAATGTCATATTCACTTACGAGTCTCACATCAAAACCACCCAACATAAATTGTCGTGCCACATATCTGGCTGCTGCTGATCTATCAAATGTCGGACACCCAACTACAAACGTGGGTACTGTCAAAAATATCTGTTTGTGGCCGAGTTCAACACATTGTTTTATTTTACGAGAAAACTGTTCATATATTCGTATATATATATCCTTTTTGATCTGTTTTCTCTTCTCGTCAATCCTTGTCACATCATTGATGCTGATCATTATAATTACTGCAATTTATTTTTGGCCATTTCTAACTCACTGAGAGTGGGTGTAGCCTTTTCCTTCACCAGATCGTAGTTTACGAAATCTTTACCAGAGACACTATCAACAAAAGGGGCAATATCCGAAGCAGATTCAACATCAAGTGGTTGTGTACGAAGCGAAATCAACTTCACAACCCCATTAATGATCTCAAAATAGGACACAACAGAGAAACCAAATGAGAAACCATTGTTCTTCACAGTCATAAATTTACATTCATAGATTGTCTTATCTTCCTTGACAAACTTTTTAAGACCGGTAGTTTCAATAATATATGTACAAAGTCCAGTACGTTTAGATATTTCTTTATTGGTTTGGAGAACAAAGTTCTGCATCATATCGTTATCAATGTCAGCTTCAGCCTGGGTGAAATCAGACAAAATTGGTTTGGTATCATCAAACCGAATACGACCAACTGGTTGGGTGTACCCTGATTTTCCAAACAATTCTGTGAATGGTTCTCGGTTGGTTGTAAGTAACAGGACAATGACAAGAAGGATAACTGGTATCAACAACTTCATCTTTACTACTATGCGTTAATTTTTTTTTACAAAATACCATATACATA